CTTGATGAAGGCATTGGTCTCATCAGCGCTGGATGCGGTGTAGAGCACTTCAACAGTGCCGCTGCCGCCGATCAATCCGCCGATACTGGACTTGTAGGTGGCCCCGAGTGACGTGGTTTCGAGCACGTCCTTCTCAATGGTCATCGACCATGATCGGGTGGATGCGATGGTGGTGTTGCTGATCCCGGCATCGTCAAACTTGACGGAGCCTTGTTCGCCTCGGTAGAAGGCCATGGTTAGAGATCCTCGAAGGTTTCAAAGGTCATGCGGACCTGTGATTGGAAATAGCCTTCAGGAGATGGCGCAGCCATGACCTCCGGCCCGGTTGGGGGATCGAAATGAACTCCCGACACGATAACCCTATTGTAGAGATTGCGAACACGCTTGCCGATCACCAGGTTCGCACCAGGGCCAACACCCTTAGGAGTGAAGATGTTGACGACGACGACACCGATGACGCTGTTGCTGCTGCCGGTGGTGCCGCCCATCGTCAGGTACGAGTTGTTGCCGAAGCTGACGAGGCATTGCAGCCAGGTGCTATCTGGTGTCGGCGTGTATGCCATGTTGTGGAACACCACCGCATAGGACGGTGATTGCGCCATCTCAGTGGCGAGCCTGCCCTCGATGGTGGCGCGGACGGTGTTCAGATCAACGGCAGCCATCAGTCAGCCCTCCCGAGCTTGTCAGCCTCGGCCCGCGCCCATTGCGTGATCTCGCGGGCGATGAGATCAGTCCATCCTGCAGGTGCCTGCGGGCTGTGGCCATTGGCCAGCGGCTCAGCGTATGGAAGGTTGTTGTGGATGTGGTAGACGCCGCCAGCACGCTCCACTTGGTAGTCCAACCGTCGCGGTGGCGTAATGGCACCGCCTCCAGTCTGCGGCCCAGCGTCATAGCCTGGCGTGCCCTGCTCGCTGATCGCCCAGCTCATCCTGAACCGTCCCGTATCGACAGGACTGCCCTGCTTGAGCCTGCTGTCAGTTTCCAGCACCACCACGCGCAGGAGCTGCTCGTACTTCTCAGTCGAGTAACTGCCGATCTGGGATAGGTTGATGCGACGCGCCATGATCAAGCCCTCAAGATCAGCTCGTAGGTGATGGCCGTATTGTCTTGCTCGATGGTCTGCACCCGAATGATCTGATGCGACACCGTGCTGATCACCACGCGGTCAGCAGTGTTTGGTGTCACAGCAAGGTCCGCAGCTGCCAGGATCAGCCGTTTGTCATCAGCCTGCACCAGCTCGTTCACCTCACGCTTGTTCACGTCCTCCAGCACGCCACGAATCACCGTGTCGGTGACGGTCTCGACGATGGCGCCGGTGGTGGCGTTGTAGGCGCCGCCACTCACCTGGCGATAAGTCAAACTGCCGCCAAACTTAGCCATCAACTTGGTGGCTGCCTTTCGTAGCGAGCTTGCAAGTGCCATCAAAGCTTGTAGGCGACGCAGTGACCGTTCTGCAGTTTGATGCTAGTGAACACGCCATACAGCGTAGAGCTAGCCGAAAACGACTGGCCCGATATGGTCTCACCGTCCCAGTTCAGTGGCACCAACGTATCGATCTGGCAGTTGGTCGTGAAATGAATCGCGCACCACCGTCCCGTATGTGTCGTGGTGTCACCAATGAAGGTGGCACCCTTCGCGTAGTCAATGCCAAGGACGTTGGAGTCGCTCATGGTCAGATCTTGTAAGCGGCGATCTTGCCCGAGGCCAGTGTCACACTGGTAAATACCGCCTCAACGCATTGACCGGCCTTGAGCGGCACATTGGTAAAGGTATTGCCTGTCTGGTTCAGAATCACGGCGCTGGCGATCACCGAATCTTCAAAGGCCACAAGCTCATTGAACCGTCCCGTATGCGCAGCGGTGTCGCTGATGTATTCAAATCCGATGGCGTATTCAGACATGATCAGCTCCGGCGGATTGAGATGTTCCCTGGTCCACTGATTCTAAGACCTATCAGGTAGCGTTCCATCAGCGGTGGCACCTTGTCAACACCCATTGACTGGGCAGGTGTCACGTCTAGGCTGCCGATTTTGACGTTTTTGTAGTCCTCAAGTCCGGTAAGCCCCAGTCCGTCGGTGTTGTTGTTGAGGTAGATGGCAAGCACCACCTGCGCCCGCTTCGCTTGACCTGATCCGGGATCTCGGTGTCGGTGTAGTAGTCGGTGGTAATGCGGAATGGAAAGCCGACTGCGTATGTATTGATGTAGGTGTCAGGCTTGCGAACGCCGGTTCTGGGCCATTGCATTGACTGAGTGTCAGTAGCGCGAGCACCAAGGAACCTTTCACGATCCAGCCTCTGCGCAGCGGTGTAAAGTGCGCGATTCTTGGCGTCAGTAGTTGCTGTTCCCCATGCGGTGACATCAGCATCTTGCACCATGCCATCAACAATGGCTTGCGCGTCAGCCAGCGTCAGGTAGGAATTGGCGTTTGCGCCGCCCACTGTTGCGTCGAGGCTGATCGCCATTGAATCGCTCGGTAGTGTCGTCAGTTGCTACGTCAAGCGTAGCTGGGCTCTCTGTGGAAAAAGAGGCCACCTCCGAAAAGGTAGCCTCACGTTCACGCAGTCGCCGGAAGGCGAACAATCCCATCAGGCAACAGCAGAAGCAGTTGAGCCGAGGCCGTAGAGGGTGATGGCCTGGGAGCCTGCGGTCACGTTGGTGACGTAGCCGATGAACTCCTTCGAGGCGTTCTGTGCCACGGTGGCAACACCGGAAACAGTCACGCCAGAACCACCGCCAACGGTGATGGTGATGGCGCTAGCTGCAGCGTTCAGCACAACAATGCGGAAGCATGTACCAACCGCGCAATCACCACCGATGGCGGAGATGATGGCGGAGGCAGCTGCCGTCGTGTAGGTGGCGGTGCTAGTAGGCACGCCACGCACGATTGCGTTGTAGGACTGAGCAGCGGTCAAGGTGGCCGTATTGGTCACCTCGGCGAGGGTGCATTGACCCGGCAGAAGGCCGCCGGGGATGTCGCCGAGCTCAAAGATCGAAGCCATTGTTAGGTCCTCCTATCAGTCGTAGTTGGACGTGATGGTCGCGCGGACGATACCAATGTTCTTGGTTTCGTACACCTTCGACCAGTTGGCAACCGTGGCCAGCTGTGCGCCGGTCGGGTTGGTGGTGGTGACGGCCCACTTGGCACCTACCGGGTGGTAGATGTTGTGCCAGTCAACAGCCATGGCATCGGACTTGGCCAGGATGTCCCGGTCAGTCTCGGTGCGCAGCGCCTGCTGCTCACCAGTGGCAACAGCGCCTTGGGTGAAGAAATAGCAGGCGTAGTTGCCGCCGCTGTTGGTGATGTCGTCGGAGACGATCACGCGCAGGCCCATGTAGGTCGGGACTGAGTTGTCACCGCCATAGGCAGAGACCAGCGAGCCGCCGCCAAAGGTGGTTGCAGTACCACGGGCGTCAGCAGTGCTGACGTAGTCGATGGCCTTGCGCTCAACGAGGTCGTAATAGCAGGCGCTGTGCATGGCAACAGCAGCGAGCTTGTCACCTTGATCGCCGAGCTTGGCGCGGGCCTGAGCGACCTGCTTCGGCCCCAGGGTGGTCATGCCACTTGTGTCAAAGCGCAGCGCATCAAAGGCGGGAGAGTCGGAGCCGGTGAGGCTGCCGAACACGCCTTCGAGACACTTGTAGAGGTCCTTCTGCTGTTGGTTGGCGATGTACTCGCCGACCTTGGCGCCGATGGCAGCCATCGGATCAGCGCCGGCAGCAAGAGCCGCCAGGTCGCGTGATTCAAAAGCGCGGCCACGGTGGAGGATCACGCCGATTTGCTTGTCGGCTGTGATCTTGCCAGGCGTGAGGCTGGTTGAATCGGTCAGCACTTCAGCGTCGCCGCTGAGGTTGGCTTTCCAGAATGGGATGTTGACAAAGTCACCGCCCTCGGTGGCATTCAGCTCCGCCATGGGTTGAGCGACGCCACTTTGCAGGAACTGGTTCCTGACGGTGGTTTGCTCAATGACGTACGGAGTAAAAACCTCGGGGATGATGACATCGGAGCGAAGAGTCGCCACGGTGTTTCTCCTGAAGGGGATTTGTGATCAGTGGGCGCAGCCCTTAGCACCAGCGCGGCCGGTTGCAAACAGCTTAACGATTAGCCGTTGCCTTGAGTCTATCGTACAGATCTCGATCGGTCCTATACAGTCGTGATTGCTCGGTGAGATTGAACGATTCGCGGCTGAATGGGTTCTTGATGCCAATCGTGGCGGTGCTGCTCACCTGTCCTGATGGTGCGCCGCCGCCTTGAGGCTTGGGTTGCTTCTGCATCCATGCCGGCAGGCCCTTGGCCCATTCGCCCACTGGCGTCCGCTGGTAGCCGTCAACCACCACGACGGTGCCGTCAGGTTCGCGTTCGATCTGATCGGCGCTGAGCTTGGTTTTGAGCACCAGGTCTGGATCATGCACGATGTCGGACAATGCGGTCACTGCTGGGGTGATGAGTTCCAGCTCTCGGACTCTGACTTCAAGTTCGGCAATGCGCTTGTCCTTCTCCGCCGTCGCCTCGCGGAACTGCTGCTCCAGAGCCTGTCGAGCTTCCTGATAGTTTCCTTTCGATTCAAGCTGCTGCTGTTCGTAGCTTCGCTTGAACTCCAGCAATTCATCGACATTGACACCATCCGGCAGCTTGGGTGCTTTCTTGGCTGCACGCAGCTCTGCAATCAGCTCTTGATTCTTGCGTTCGAGCGCCTCAACGCTGCGCTGCAACGCTTCAGCCTCACCAGTTGCCGCAGGCTCCTGGTTCTGGATTTCATCAGACATGAACAACCCGCAGGGTCAAATACAGATCAAGGCTACCATTTTTCGCGGTTGGCCCAGTAGGCAGGCGACATCTTGCCCTTGGCTATGTTGGCGGCATGGCGGGCCTTGAATGATGCCCTTCTGGCCTTGTCTGCTGCTGTTTCTCCTTTTCGTGGCGGCGAGCCAGATACGCCCTGCTGACCGAAACGAATGAGCTTCACCGTCTCGCCTTCCTTGGCGAGCACGGCATGGGATTTGGTTGGATGGTTCGGTGTGCGCTTGGGTTGGTTGTAACCCTCGAACTGCTCACCGCGATAGGTGATGGTCACTTGCGTTTCGGCTTGCGTGGCTTGGCAGTCTTGGCCGCGGCCTTGAATGCACCCTTGTCTGGATAGTCAGCTTCGCCAGGTCGCGCCTTGCGTTCCTTGGCGCCGGACTCGATCCGTTCGCGTTTGGCATTGATGTTGGCGTAAAGGCCGGACTTCTTGCGTGCCATCACCTCCTCTTCCGTGACTTGCCAGCTTCGCTCAACGCAATGGCGATCGCCTGCTTGCGGCTGGTGACCGTCTTGCCCTTGCCAGGCCCTGGTTTGCCGGTGTTCAGGGTGCCGCGCTTGAACTCGCTCATTACTTTGGCAACCTTGTCAACCTTCTTGGATTTTGCCATATCGTTTCTGCAGGTCCTTCAAGGTTAGCTCCGACCCGTCATCACGAACGAGCTTGGCAATGGCATCCTTCGGACCGTACTTGTCGGATAGTCGGTTGAAGTAGGCAGCCTTCCCTTTGCCGAGCACTTCCTCCTGTGTCTCCTTGGATTGCTTGCTCAGCCAGTCGCCGTAGGACTGGTTTGCAGGCACTTGGCCATCCATTGACGCACGCCTTGCCGGCGGTGGCGGGCTGAAGCCGAGGCCTTCGTAGTCGATCACCGGGACTGTCGTGCTGCGGCAGTTGAAATGCTGCGGAGGCTTCGGGCC